AAAGACGAAAAGAACGTACAGAAAAAGCAACGGCACAAGAAGACTCAAGCAATTTAGAACTATTGGCCGATTGTGCTACAAAAGAAATTAAAGATTAAAGATTTAGTTATTTATATTATATTATATTATAATAATATGTTTGGTAAATACAAGAACAAATCTAGTAAAAAAAAAATACGTTCAAGAAAGTCAAGAAATAATAGAGGAGGTCTTGAATTTGTTGGTGGTGGAATAGGAGCAGACTTTAGTAGTATTATATATCGTGCAATTAAATCAAATATAATACGTTTCGGAGACTGGAGTGACGCAAAATTAGTAGAAACTATTGTTACTACTTTTAATACGTTAACACCTGCCGATAAATTAATATTTTTAAATAATCGAGTACTTTCTAGCATATTAAAAAAAGAAGCAGAATTTAAAACTTATCCTATACTATATACAATATATAATTTTGTAGTATTACGTATTGACAATAGTGGTGTCGAAGAAGTTGTGCTAATTATTAAAACACATCTATATGATTTAATAACAGCACATATTAAAGAACTTACATTAGGCACAATTAAAGCACCTCGCTTTTTGCTGTATTATGATATGTTAAGTAGAGCTCGTAATAGTCTTGAAGAAAATTTAATTGATATTGTAAGAGTAGAACTCGAAGGTCGAGCAATTAACTATATGTAGAACAACAACATTAATAAAAACATTAAAAATTTATAATATTTATTGAAAAAATATTATAAATAAATTTCTTACCATTTTGTTTTGCGCACATTTATTTTAGGTCCTTTTTTCTTATCTCTTATATTTGGGTCATACATTTCTTCTTCATTATCAGAATCTAAATTTTTGCTAATTTCCCAAAATTCTTTTGAACCCAATTTGAATGTTTTATGATGGTCTGCTTTATACCAAAAAATTTGGTCTTGTAATTTATTTGATTTAGCATTATTATTTATTACTAAACATTCATAATTTTCTGTACATTGATCCATTACTTGGCAAAAACTCTCAAATGTAGGAAACATACCAGCATAATTCTCATAAATACGCCGCCTATTTGCTATGTATGGCTCACGTAATATAAAAACGTAATCAATATTTGTGCGCAAATTGGGGGGAATACCTAAAGGATATTGCATAGTTATTACCAACATTATCTTCCAATGTCGCCCATTCATAAAAAGAAGACGCATCATTTTATCTTTAGTCCAAGTCGCATCAAACAAACAGTCATCCAAAATCACAAACGCCCTAGGGTCAATATTAGATTTTTTATAAACCTCTACTTCTTTTCTTATTTGTTTCATCACCGTTCTTTGCCGTTTCAAAATATTTTCTATAATAGCAGTATTATATTCATCGTGAATAAATAGTTTAGGAACATGTTCAGCATAAAAACCATTACCTGCTTCAGTTCCACTAATAACAGTTCCTATTGGTATATCTTGATGGTAATAAAGAAGATCTCTAACTAAATAGGATTTACCAGTATCACGACGACCTATTAAAACTATAACCGGGCCTTTATTTTCATCTGGTCTAAAACTAATTGTTTTAATATCAAATTTTTTTAATTCTAATGTCATTATTGTTTAATAATAATATTATATAATCTAAGATTTAAACTAAATTATACAAAATTATACAAAATTATACAAATTAAATGTTATTATTTAGTTATTTAGTATTATTTAAAAATAGTATTTGTGTTATAAATAAGAAAAATAAGTATTTTTAATTTATTAAATGGAATTAAACTATAGAAAAAATAACAACAAGCAACTTTTTGAAACAATTAGCAATAATAATTTTTTAGATATAACAAATGTTCAAAATTATTTTCCATTATATAATAATTATTTTGATTTAAATAGCAACAATTACAATGCCATTAATCTAAACAATAGTTATAAATTAGAAAATATAGTAGAGAAAATTAATTACAACAAATTTACTGCCGAAATATGTGATATATGTAATAATAAATCTAGCAAAGACATCTTTATAAAGTTTAGTCCCTTAATAGATCCAGTAAAATATATGTTAGGCAAATATGAGGATGGGTATAATATTTCAGAATTACCTAAATTTTATAGCACACAGGATGTAAATAGCAATAGCGAATATCATACAAAATATAAAAAAATATTAGATCCAAACAACTCAGCATATATTGATGGATTCTTTTCTTTTTTATCCAGTTGCTTATTAAATAACTATAGTTTTTATAATGGATTAAATTATTATGGTGCTTTTTTAGGAATAAAAAATAATTTTAAAGTTAATATTTCCGAAGATTTAGAATTTTTAAATGAATCTGATCATTTTCATAAAAATAGAAATATTCTATTTAAACTTGAAGCAAGTGATAAAATAAAAAGTATTTTTGGCAAAACTAATAAATACAAAAAAGCATTATTAATAAATACTAATGTAAGTGCTCCAAATATTGAAGATCTAAATATTGAAGATCTAAATATTGAAGATCTAAATATTGAAGATCCAAATATTGAAGATCCAAATATTGAAGATCCAAATATTGAAAATATAACTAGTGCTACACAAGATAGTTTAGAAAACAAATCTTTAATAAATGAAGAATTAGAATTGACATATGAAAATCTAGACATTTTAGATAAAGCATCTACAAAATCAAGTAATCATAATACAAGCAAAAACGAAACAAATAATTCAGGTTCTTGTTCTTCTAGATCATCAAATACTGAATCATTAGACTCAAATGAAACAGTGTCCGACGAATCAAGTAGTGAAGAAAGCAATTATGAAGATGATGAAGAAATATTTTGCGCAATAGATAAATTTCCAGTCGAAATGATTGTATTAGAATGCTGTCAAGATACATTAGATGCTTATATTTCAAGTAAAAAAATTAAAGATGATGAATGGGAATCTATTGTTTTACAAATATTATTTACATTAATTACATATCAAAAAGTTTTCCATTTTACTCATAATGATTTACATACAAATAACATCGTATATGTATCCACAGAAAAAAAATATTTATATTATAAATTTAACAATAGTCATTATAAAGTTCCTACATTTGGTAAAATATATAAAATAATCGATTTTGGAAGAGCTATTTATAGATTCAAAAATCAATTTATATGTAGTGATAGTTATTCGGAAGACGGTGATGCTGCTACACAATACAACTGCGAACCTTATTTAAATGAAAATAAACCACGTTTAGATCCAAATTATAGTTTTGATTTGTGTCGCCTAGGGTGTAGTTTGTTTGATTATTTTATTGATGATTTAGAGGATATTAAAAAATTAAAATCCCCAATTAAAAAAATAATGATAGAATGGGTTTTTGATGATAAAAATAAAAATATATTGTATAAAAATGATGGTTCTGAGAGATATCCTGATTTTAAGTTATATAAAATGATAGCACGCAGTGTTCATAAACATACTCCACAAAATGTATTGAAAAAACCGCTATTTGAGAATTATGTAATAGCAAAAAAGAAAATTAATAATCCAGAAGCAATATTTAATATTGATGGCTTACCAATTATGGTTTAAAAATTTATATTTTCTATTTTTAAAAAATTAAAATAGAAAATAGAAAATACAAAATAGAAAATAGAAAATAGAAAATAGAAAATACAAAATAGAAAATAGAAAATATAAAATTAAAAATCGGGTTCATTTGTAAAAGCACTTAGCGATTCTTTGGAATTGCCTATTAACTCATTAATATTTAGTTGTTCTAAACCAAACAATGAAACCATAGAGCACAAAAATACTATTAAACTATCTTTTGTTATATTTTTTAGTGATTTTTCTTCTTTGGTTATATATTTCATATCTATTATTTTATAAATCATAAATATAATACTAATTGCTAATGAAGGTATAATAAAATTCATTTATTATTACAAAACAAATGAATTTTATATAAATAACGAATTGGTTTATTATAATTCTTCTATATCTAACTCCAAATCTGATTTTTCGTCATCAGTGCTCACTTCGGTTTTTAAATCTAAAATATCTAAATCTATTTCGTCAGGATCATTTTTATTATTTGATCTGCTTGTTGGAACAGTAAATTTATCTATTTTTAATTTATACTTATCATTCTCCTCCTTAGATTCTTCATTATTAGATTCATTACCGGAATTATTAGATTCGTCATCGGTTGAATCATTATTAAAAGAAGGTGCTGGTTTTACTATTTCTAAATTTTCTTCATTTAAATCTTTACTGGCATTTTTAAGTGCTTTCTTGAGGTTTGTTTTACTTTCTTCTTTTATTTTTTCAAGCGCATCTTTCTTAATTTGTTCTAATTCTTTTGCTTCTTTTAATTTATTAAGTTTCTCTAATGCTGCTTTATCTGTAACAATTTCTTTCTTTTCTTCCACTTCGACATCCGTTTCTTGTGTTTCGTCTAAATACATTTGTAATATATGCTCAATAGGAATGCTCTCTCTTATTGTATTTAAAATACACTCTTTGACTATTAATTCTAATTCTCTATTGTTTTTTTGTATTTGTAGTGGTTTTATATTTAGTTCAAATAAATATATATTGACATATACTTTTCTGGCAACATTTATATATGTTTTATGTATAAATTTACCTAAATCAGGTATATCTATATTAATTTTCTTTTGTTTTAAACCTACACGCGAAGATGTTAATGATTTCAATTGTGTAATATGAACACACGATAATAAATCTTCTAAATAGTTACAAGCGCTTGATGTAATTATTCTTTGTTTCTCATTTTCAACTATTTCAGAACTCCATTTTGGTATATTATTTAAAAAATTTTGAAATGTCATTAAATATTTTGACTCTTCGTCGTTTTCTTTACAAACATTATATGCTTCAGAAAAAACGGATCTTAAACCTTCAATTATACATGGTGTTAAAGTATTGGTTAATCTAGCACACCACTCATTTTTAGATTCGATTATTGTTGATAAAGTATAATCATCCATATTTATAG